AATAATAATGAAACATCTCCATTTGGGGATGTTTTTTTATGCCGTAAAGGATACAAACAGCGCTAAAAAAAATACATAAAAGCAGTGCTATAACAAAATATTGAAGTATCTTTGTAATTTGAACATCGCTAAAATTTAAAAAGCCTTTTATATAAAGGGTTTTAAAGGTGTTAAGAAATTTAGAAGTAACAAAAGAGTAACAAAACTATGAAGATAAAAGAAATAGTAAGACTAAGAGAAAAGCCGTTGAAAGACGGACAAAAAAGCCTTTATTTAGACATCTATGTAAATGGCGTGAGGAGTTACGAATTTTTAAAGCTTTACCTACAACCCGAGACGAGCAAAGTTGCAAAAGATAAGAATAAGCAAACTCTTTTGCTCGCTGACGCTATTAAGGCAAAAAGAATAGTCGAGATACAGACGGGCGAGTTTAAGGCCCTGAACGATAACAAAGTAACATTATTATCTTTTATCGGCTCGAAGGTAGAAAGAAGAAAAATGCGCACAGATAAGTATTTGCTTAACGTGCTTAAGGCATACCTCAAAAACAAAGATGTAGAATTATCGAAAATTACACCGAAGTGGGTTGAAAATTTCTTTGACTATCTAAAAAAATCACCCGAAGGGCTTGTAAAAAAAGTGCGAATAAAGTCGAGTTCTTCGAGAATGATAGGGGAGCGGTTATCTGTCGCGCTTAACGAAGCTGTGAAAAGTGGCCTTATACAAAGAAACCCCTGTAAATTCGTGGAGAAGATAAAATCCGAAGAAGCAAAAAGGGCATTTCTAACTCAAGAAGAATTAAAACGGCTAGCCGCAACTCCGTACAAGGGCTCGAGTTCGACGGCTGAGGCTTTCCTTTTTAGCTGCCTCACGGGCTTAAGATATAGCGACGTGAAGAAACTCACATGGAAAGAAGTATCGCAAGACTGCAAGCGTATTACATTCGTGCAAAAGAAAACATCAGGCCTTGAATATTTGGACCTATCTCCGCAAGCTTCGCAAATGCTAAAAGAACGCAATAGAGTGGGGGATTTCGTTTTTTACGATTTGCCTAAATACCTCAGCGTTATAAATTCAGGGCTAAAGCGGTGGGCGAAGGCTGCGGGGATAGACAAAAACATTTCTTTTCACACCGCCCGCCACACCTTCGCCACTATGCTTTTAACTCTCGATGTAGATTTGTACACGGTTTCAAAACTACTCGGGCATAAAGATATAAAGACAACGCAAATCTATGCAAAAATAATCGATAAGAAAAAGCAAGACGCTGTTAATAAAATACCGCAACTATTTTAATGAATAGCTAACGCCAACGCCTACAAAAGGCTCAAAAGATTTTGACTTTAAGCCTATTCCAAAACCACCAATAACACCAATATTAAAGCGTTTATTTCGTGTAATTATTTTCTCGGTGTTAGTGGTGATATAGGTAGTCGGGCTTCGTATATAAATACTATCTAATTGGACGTTGTATCCGCTAACGTAAGCGGTATAAAGGCTATCTTTATACACTTTGCTCTCGATAGGCAAAGCGGTTGCAAGCGTATCGCCTGCAACTGCTATTCGGAGGGTGTCGTGTCTAATTTTAAAAACCTTTACAGGCTTAGGCGTGTAAAACTTTAAAGTATCAACTACTTTGAGCGTGTCGGTTTTTACTTTAATTTTAACCCTTTCTACCTCGTCGAGTTGAGGATCTTTGCCACAATTTCCAAGAAGGAAACCGCAGATAACCGCTACTAAAAGTAATAAGAGGTATTTTAAATTTCGTGTCATAGTGTGGATTTTAAACGATCGTTATACTTATTTTTTCTTTGCGCTTTTCGCATTCCAAAAGAACCGACATCAGCCTTTCAAGCGTTGCGCGGCTGTTAAGGACTTGCCCTTTCACTTTATTCTCCCCGACGAGCAAACACCCTTCAGTGTCTTTATTTGTATTGCCTGCGTGAAGGCGTACACCTTCATATCCTTTGACGCTCAAAAGCAAAGGCAACACACGTTTAAAGCGTGGCGAAAACGTCAAAATAACATCGTATTTACCCGTTGGTATTGCTGTTATTCCTTTGCGCTTTTTAGATAGAATTTCGTTCACAGACATAGTAGCGTTTAAGCCTCTGTCTGTATCTTCTAACGTGTCACAAAAATACTCGTTGTAGAGGCTCATTCGCCCAATTGTGTAGCCGTCCTTTCGTGCTATTCTATTTACTTGTATCTCCATTTTTGTTAAGCGTTAAATAATCATTCAAATAGGGGATTTTATTCACCAGTTTTAAGCTCACTATGTAGTAGATAAAATCTATAAGGCTGTGCATCGTCGTGCCGTCGATGAGCATAAAACGAAGGTTTTTTAAAATATTAATTGAGTAAAACCACAACGCTATAAAGCAAAGCGTCTTGACGCAATACAAAGCCTCATCTCTGTTGTGAAGGAAATGCCCCACAAAGAAGATGCAAGACGCAAGTAAAAAGAACACTAAGATGTGGTAAAAAAATACCATTGCTTTGCGCATTTTCCACCCGCCACCGTTGCGGTAGTCTGCAATCAACCCACATAGGAAATTAATCACAAAAACGATGATCATCGAGTGCATAAAGTCCCGTATAGGATAAAGCAACGCAAGCAAGCCGCTTACCACTGCAATAATAAAAGTTTTTATATCATTCATAATTAAAGCGTTTTTAAAAGATAAACATACATAGTTAGAGCAATACCTGCAAGCACATCAGCGGTATTATAGTGACGTTCCTCGAGAGCTGCGCCTACTACCTCCGCACAGGTAAAAACCGCCATAGCCATTATATAAGCAACAGCCCAACGCCGTGGAGCGTCCGCCTCGCTTAGAGGTAGGAGAGCAACTCCCACCCCTATAACGATAGCGGTAATTATAATTAAAACATATTTCGTTATAAAACTTTTCATAAGAGTTTAGTTTTAACTATTCATTTGCGACACAAAAGCCGTCGAACCGCCGAACGTTGCGGTGCTTTCAGGTGCAATAAAAAAAGTATTATCTTTTACTATTGCATCGCTCAAAGTTCCGCTTAACACAAAGCTTTTCTTTGTTGAAAAATCGTTATTGCCTTGCAACACTAAACGGGTAGAATTGCCTTGCAAATTAACACCATTCTCGCAATCTCTAAAGATATTATCTTTAATTGCTATGTTGTTCATCAAGTTCTTTGTATCGATGTTTATCGCTGTTGTACTTCCGTGAATAGAATTGCCAACGAACGAAATATTATCGCTACTTACCTGCGCTAATTCAGCAACTGAAATACCCACTTTATTATTTACAAGTAAGTTGCCTGTAAACAGACAGTCGTCCGCCCAAATATGAACCGCCAAACCCTCGCTGCAATCGTATATTGTGTTTCCGCTGACGTTCACATAACGACCCGTTTCAACAGTAATACCTCTGTTGCATTTTCGTACAACGTTGCCCGTAATAACTTGACCTTTACCGCTTTTCATTTTGCCGTCTCTCGCAAGTGTAAAACGCTTTTGGTCTTCAACGAAAATTCCACGCATTCCACCGCCTACACAAATATTATTTGATATAACGATGTCTTCTGCGTCCCATTCGTCATAGCCTGTACCAATACCTATACAAGCGTGACCAAAGATATTACCGCCACGACCTGCGTCGATAATGATATTATCTGTTATAGTCACACGATTTAAAAAGTCTATACCCAAAGCGGTAGGACGGCTTCCAACTGACTTAATCCTCGTGAAATGAGCATCTTTTATATATCTCATAAAGAAATGCTTACCAGTCTTTGTTGTTTTAGGGCTTTGCACCTCCAAATCAGACACCGCAATATTATACACGAAATCACCCTCAAATAGCGAATAATTATCTTTTGTGCCGTCTTGCATATCCAAGATTGTGTTGCCTATACCTTGACCTCTCAACTGCACATTGCTCATAAACTTAACGGTGCTTTTAAATACAAATGTGCCTTTTGGCAATTCGATAATACCACCGCCAGCCTGATTAACTCTCTCGATTAGAGCTGTTAAAGCGGGTGCGTTGTCGGTACTATCTGTTGAAATTCCATAATTGCCAGCTAAATAGACGTAACCGCCATTCGTTGAGGCTGTTTCGAGCGTTTGAATTTTGTCAAAGAGCTTTTGCGCTGTGTATTCTTCGTATTTAATTCCGTACAAATAATCGCCTTGAACTCTGCCTTTTGCCGATACCTTTGCGTATTTCGCACCAACGGGAAATTCTACTACAACGTGTTTTAATTCGCCATTACCTTTGCTTACTTGATGAAAAGCGCAAAACTTCTTGTTTTTGTCATAGAAGTTAATACCGCAAATACTTAGCGCAAACATATTGTAGTCAAAAGCGTCGAAATCGTCACGGCTTAAAAAATCTTGCGTGCCTACCCATTTTGTAGAATTGACTTCTTTGCCTGCCTCTGCACCGCCGTTCACCATCAAATTAGTAAGATTAGTTATTTTTTTTACCTTACGTTTTTCAATTGCTTCGTTTGCTAAAGTGGTTGCTTTTTCGCCTCTCCACGAAAAATCAAAACTTACAAAAGGCGTGTTGTAACTATTTCGATAGCGTACATAGACATATTTTACTTCTGAAGGTCTTTCAAACTCTCGTTCTTCGAGTGGCTTTAGCTCATACTTTTCTGTTGTGAAAAAGTCGGGTTTTCCCCCTGCTACTGCTTCGCTGTAACTCTTTAGCAAGTGGAAAGAAATCGTTTCAGTTTCTGAAAGATTTTTAATTTTGAACGCTGTTGTGTCTTCAACGTTAATTGCAATTGAACGCCCGTTATTATTCGTTTCAAAGAGGTTATTTTTATTGATAAATTCCTCGTTTAGCCAAAGCGTTGTTTTACCTTCTTCTCCTCTTTCGGTGATAAATGTGCGTGTACGCCAATTTATTACTTCTTTCGAGTACTTCACATCGACGCTTTTTATTTGCTCGTCAAGCGTGTTTAAATGCTCGTTTGTAGCATCTGAATAGCGTTCGATGCTTTGCACTCTTGAAATAGAAAATTGCTTAAATGTAAGGGTGCTTCCTGCTTCTTTCATTTGGAATGAAAGCCAAGGATTAGCACCTGTGAAAGTAAAAATCTCATCAAACTCAACTGCTTCGCCAACGTTGAAAGTTTTAATAATATCTTGTTTTCTAAAAGGGTTGCGAACGTAATTTTTAGAAATCATTTGAACGACATCGGTTGAATTTCCAGTACTTGAAAAGCCAAACTTCAAACGATATTTTTCGCCTACTTTTAAATTATCTGCTAAATTAAAGCCTATTGCATTATTAGCATTTCCGTCAAACGTATAAGTTGCAACGCCTTTCCAATAGTTACTACTGGGTTGCAACTCTTCATTTTCCACCGCTCCAGCTGAAAGGCCTTTAAGCTCTTCTTTTACTTGGTTAAGTTCCACGGTGAAATTTGTATCTCCAGGCTCACCCTTTTCTCCCTTTTCTCCAGGCTCACCCTTTTCACCTCGTTCGCCTTGAACACCTTGCAAACCCTGTTCGCCTTGAGCTCCTTGAACTCCTTGCAACCCTTGTTCGCCTCTTTCACCTTGAACGCCTTGAGGACCTTGTTCTCCCCGTTCTCCCGCTTCGCCTTTTTCTCCCTTTTCACCCTTGAGAGCTTTCAAAGGTACGAGCACCATTTCACTACCTTGAAAGGCGGGCAAAGAGTTCACTCCGTCGAGGCTCTCCGCTATAACGAGACTATCAACCTCTTGCGCTTGCTCGCTTAAAACTTCTTGCACAATTGCCTTAATCGTATTTCTATCTACTGCCATTGCTTTATATTTTTTATTTGTAAATTTGTAAATTTCCTATCTCTGTTAAGTTTCGGACTTTCGTTTTTTTACCGCTGTCGTTGCGCTTATCGTTTTTATTTTCGACGTGGTATTTACCCCCTTCAAACATCAGCTTTTTAAATCTTGAAACCTCTCGAAGTTCAAATCTTGCAACCCCTCTGCGCACGTCTATCTCTGCGCCCTGTGGCAAAAACTCTTTGCCCTCGTGTAGGCTGTCTTTAAAAACTTTGAAGGGGTTAAAGTCGTCAAGCCTCAACTCAAGTTTTAAGCGCACTCCAGGAGCTTTATACTGCGCTAAAAACTTATGTATAAATAACTCCTCTTGCCTTAGTTCTGCTGAACTTGCAAAGGCTTTCACCTTGTCGACTTTTTCCACTTTATTTGCGCCTAAATAGCTCACACTTGAGTAGTTTGCGGAGGTCCCGTCATCGGTGCAAATTTTAAACTCTCGTGTTTCTGCTTTTACTGCGCTGTCGGTGCTCGAATTATAGTAAAATTCTGTATCGGTTTTTTGCTCGTCGAGGTAGTTTGGATTAGCCTCAACGACTTCGAATTTTAGATTTTTGAGCCAATAGCACCAAATTTCACCGCCTACGACTGTGGGCAAATCGAGTTCAGCTTCTCCCGCTTTTATAAGGCCTTTAAACTTCTCAGGGACTACCTTATATTTTTTGCCCTCTCTGAATTTTCCGTCTGGTAAATAAATCGTAAACTCGAATTTATCTCCTTGCGGTGCTTCGGGCATTGGTATGTAATAGCCTTCGTCCTTTAGGCCTTGCCCCCATTGGCGTTGTATGTTTTTAATGGCGTACCACTTGTACGCTATTTCGTCGCATTTTAACCCCTCACGCTTGCCGTAATAAAGATTAAAGTCACATTCTTGATGCGCCCAATAAAGGCCGTTCCAATATTCACCCCCAACGCAAAGACGAGCCTTAATATAAAGGTCTTCGAGTTCGATTTTATCGACTTCTAAGCCTTCTATTCCTCCGCCTCCTCCGTCTTCGTTAAAAACGATGTCGTGGCGCTTGTTGTTCATTGAAATTTCTCCGCCTATTCTAAAAAATCTATTTGGGCTTTGCGTGAAAATCTCCGAAGGAATAGTCCTATTTATCGTTATAGCGGGGTAATTTTGATAGCTCTCTCGAGTAGTTAAAGACTTGCGCAAATCGCCCACAACGAGCAATATCTTTTCATCAAAATTGAGATAAGGCGTTAACGAGTTGAAACTATCAGCGTAAAAAGCTGAAAGCGTTTGAAAGTTCCTTTTATCCGCCTCTACGTTATCCACTTGAGTGGTTTTGCGGATATGCTCGTCGAGTTCGCTGTCGAGAGCTTTAGAATATTCCCGAACGATAGTTGCTCCGACTTGACGCTTTGCGAATAACTCCTCGCTTGCTTCTTCGCTTCCTGGGTATTTTTCGAAGAACTCGTCATTATTTGGACAAGTTAAAGCCGTTAAGCTAGTCAAATATATTTGCGGTAGTCCGTTAATTTTCTTGCCTTTTTCATAGCGAATATTATCTCCGTCACCTTGAGCGAAATAGCGGTGTAAAGTGGTTGCAGAGCTTTCGAAAAATTTAAACCATACGGCTTTTTTTATCCTCATTACTCCACTATTAGCAAAGCGCACGCCTCTGCCGTCGAATCTATCCGCGCCATCTCCTGCGGGGCGTAAATACCAAAAATCGCCATACAAAGCGAAGTTTATAAAATTGCCGTTAGGCGTTTTATAATTGCGCCCACCTTGATAGAGTGGGGTGTAAAATTTGCTTAGCGGTGAGGTCTTTTCGATGAATTTAGATTCGTCGAACGCATCTTCAAAAAGCGAAGAAACCTTATAAAAATTATCCTTTGCCTTTACTGAATTGTAAACGCTGTCGAGTGAAATAGCGTTGTCCGTTCCTCCGTATAAATCCGCTGTAATATTTATCTCCTCTTTGAGGCTTTGCAAGTCTTCAACGCTGTAAGTTAATTCGCTGTCATTGCGTTGTAAGAGCGAATATTTATAAAAGTTATAGTTATTGCTTTGGAGCTCTTCTACATCGAATAAATAGATATTTTCACCCACGATTATAGCGGTGAGATTTAACCATTTACAAACCTCTTCTAAAACCTCTTTACAGTTCCACGCTACTTCGCTGTCTGGTTGGTTTTCGTCTTCTTTATTATCGAAGAAATTGCGCTCAGAAATTCGCAAGTCTGCAAAGCCCTTAGCCTCATCGTTTGCAAGTGCGAAGGTCTTATGTACATAAAAGTTTTTAATTCTGCCTTTTGCGTTCACACGATTAAAAACCTTGTATAAGATTTGCGAAATATAAAGGGTTTCTTTTTTCTCAGAGGTATAGGGCAAATCTTCTAACACCGAAAGCGGGCAACGACACTCAAACGAGATAACGTCGCTGCTACTAGAGTAGTCGTTGTCGTATCTGTTCGGTGTCACAAAGCCAAACCAAGCGAGTTGCTTTTCACCCCCTACGCTTTTACGCAAAAATACTGCCGTTTCGTTTGGCTCACTTGGCACGAAGTCGAATAAAAAATCGTTAGATTTATTCGCTAAAACTTCCACAACTGCGGTAGAAGTTCTCACGGGCGAAAGCAAGTTATCAGGCGTTTCGTATGTAAGTGTAAAAGGATTTGCAGACATTCTCACGGGGATTACCTTTTGCGCCCCCGAGTTAATGATGTTCAACTCATATCTGAGTTTATTATCTTGGCTTTTAAAACTTCCGTAAAGTGTCATATATAAAAAGAAAAACGGGGGCAAAAGGTAGCACAAAGCTACCCCTTACGCCCGTGTCTTGCGTTGTCGTTGCGCTGTGAAAAGTAAATATCAGAACCCCTCAAACGTCCTACAATTTCAATTCGTTGCGCTCCTCCGCTGCCTAACTCGTTGCGATTAATCGAGTTAAACAAATTGCGTTGTTGACGCCCGTTCAAAATCATTTCGCCCGACGAAACTCTTGCGATAGTGTTGTCGTGATAGTCGTTGCCTCCGACAATACCGCCTCGAGCAAATGCGCTAGCTCCAACTATTAGGGCTTTCATTCCTGCGATTTGCTTAGCTGCTAATCCAATACCTGCGAATGGTATTGCAGCGTAAGCGGCTGTCGCTTGCGAAGCCATAAGCACCTGCGCACTTTTAGCGAGTGCAGCGTTAGCCGCTATTGCTGTTGTTACTTGTGCAGTTTGTGCTGCCGTCTGTGTTGCGGCGGCCTCCACTGCTGCCGCTGAGGCTGTTTGCGTTGCAAGGCCCTCCGCCTGCTTTGCCGCTGCGAGCATTTCGGACGCTTTCGTAAACTCGTTTATAATATTTACTATTTGCAAAACCCCATCTATTGAAGAAGTTAAAGCACTCCACACCGCTTGAATTTTCTCCCACGCTGAGGCGTCTGCGTTGCTCATCGTTTGTGAGAGCTGCTGCCACGCATTTGCAACGCCTATTAATGCATCGCCTCCGCCTCTCAAACCCTCATAAGATAGTTTATTAACTTGCTCTTGAAAGGATTTTAAATCCTCTCTAATCTCATCAAGTTGCAAAGCCTCTTTAAGGCTTTTAACTTTGAGGATTTGGGCGTTAATATCTTCTATCATTTGGGCGGCGGTCTTGCCTGCCTCCTTGAAACGTCCGCCCATCATATCGGAGAGCTTTTGTTGTGCAAGATTTAGCTCCTCTTCGCTTATCTCTCTTTTGGTCTTTTTATAGTCCTGAGCTTTATTGCGTGTATAGTCTTCGGCCTTGCCTTTGCTTAAGTCGCTTTCAGCTTTGCCCAAAACTGCGTAAAAATCACCGAAAGCCTCAACAAGTTTCGAAGAGCTAAAGCCCAACTCTGTAAACTCTTTTACTGCTTCGTCTGCTGAGTTCTTGAACTCTTTGTAAATAGCTTCTTTTTCACTTTCGAAATCGTCTTTTGTAAAGGTGCTTTCGTTAGCTTTTAGAGTTTGCAAACGCTTCTTATATTCGTCCTCGAGTTCTTTTGCCTTGCGATTTGCGCTCTCTCCAAAGTCCTTCTTATAGTCGTTTAACGCCTTTCGGCCGAAGGTGCTTTGTTTCGTTGCTTTTTCGTCGCTATCGATAACGCTGCGGGCTAAATCTTTTAAAAGTTCTCGCTTTTTCTCGTTGAATTTCTTTTCAGTTATAAGCCCTTCTTTGTATTCAAAATTAAGATTTTCGAGTTTTGTAGCGTAATCCTTTTGCAACTTTGCGAGCTCGCTATCTTTCTTTTTCTTCTTATCTTCTCCGCCTGAGCCGTTGCCGCCTCCTTTGTCTTCGTCTTCGGTTGCGGCTGCTCCGCCTTGCGCTGTTTTAGGTAGGGTTTTTAGGGTTGCTTTTTCGTAAGCTCCGACACCCTCGTCATAGGCTTTGGCTATGTTTTTTGCCATTTGCAGAGCGTGACGATTTGAACCTACGAAATTTTTAATTTTGTGATAAACCCTTTTGAACTTGCCTTCGGTTGAAAGGCTCGAATCGCTTAGCAAGCTTTCTACATCCGCCATTGCCGAGTCAAACTCGCCTTTTTGTTTTGACGAGCCCGTCCAAACGCCTTGCCCTTTTCCTTGTCCTTTTACTGCGTTTTTAAATTGTGTAAATTTGCTGCCGAAAGCGTCAACATGTTTGCCCCAAAAGCCCTCGTTTCTTCCGAAAAAGTCGTCCTTTTTACTTTTAACATTTGCGAGTTTTGCCTCCGTCGTCCAATACTCTTTTTGTGAAGAGATAGCCCCATCTATCTTCTTTTTTAACTCGTTGTATTCTTTGGCGTTGGTTTTTACCGAAACCTTTTCTAGATCAAGTTTAGAAATTAAATCGGGATACTCGTCTTTAAGATTTTTGAGGGCTGCCTGCCACGCTGCGGAGCCTTTTTCGCTGCGCTTCATTATCCCTAAATTTGTGCGCATAGCGTCGTCGAGTTGCTGAGATTTATCCGCAACATCTTTTAAACGCTCTTCTGCCTCGTGGGCTTTATCCCATAAGTCTTTCAAAGCTGAGCCCAACTCTATTACAATAGTTATTGCCGCCATCGGGAGGAAAGACATAAACGCCGCTTTCATCGAAGCCGCTGCGCTCATGGCTGTGGCTTTCAATCCTCGCCACGCTGTGCCCCACGCTGTTGCGCTAGCTGTTGCACTTGCCTGCTCTGTTGCTGCTATTTTTATAGCGTTTAACTTGCGTTGAGCTGCAAAGTTTTGCGCTAACGCTCTGCGCTTTACCATTGTTTGCTCTTCAAGTCTTACACGCTCTTGCGCTGTGGCGGTCTCGAGAGCCCGCTCTCTTAACGCTATACCTCTTTTTAATTCGAGTGCTTGTTGCTCTAATATAGCTATTTTTGCCGTTGCTGTTTGTATGCTTGTAACGCTCGAAGCTGCGGCCGTCGCTGCGGCTGCCCTCCAACCTTTCCACACGCCTACAAGTTTAGAAGTGGCGAAAGCTGCGGCAATTTGAACCGCTATTTTTGTAAGGTTGTCTTTTATATAATTAAGCCCGCCTATAACTGCGTTCAAAAATCCAACGACACCGCCTTCGCTTTTCTTGAAAATTGAAATCATGACGCTCTCCCATGTCGATTTCAGAGTGTGCAAAGCGTTCATATATTTGCCTGTCGACTGCTCGAACATTCGGGCGTTTTCTCCTTGACTATTTTTTAGCGTTGTAGAGAGTTCTGAAAGCTTATCAACGTTGTTAATTAAAGCCGCTGCTTTAGGTGCTGCTAGCTTTCCAAAAACTGCCACGAGGTCGCCAATGCTATTGCCTATACCGCTGTCTTTTAGCTTTTGTAAGCTCTTGACTAAGCCGTCATTTTTAAGCGTCGTTTCGTTCAAATTAACGCCATAACGCTTAAGCGTTTTTGCTGCCTCAGAGCTTTGCGAAGATATAGCGATAAGCATTTGCTTAACTCCCGTACCTGCATCAGTCCCTTTAAAACCGACGTTCGCCAAAGTTCCAAGAGCTGCGTTGGTTTCTTCTATGCCTATTTTTGCAGTTGTGGCGATTGGTGCGGCTATTTTTAAAGCCTCCGCCAAATCCGACACATTAGTCGCTGAATGTGCTGCGGTGCTACTTAAAACGTCGTTGATATTGCCCAAATCTGTAACAGATTTACCAAATCCATTCATTACGTTAGTTGCGATGTCTGCAGCCTCAGCTAATTCTATTGTATTAGCTTGCGCAAACTCTAGCGTTTTGCCTACTGCTTTCGCTGCGTCGAGGGGTTTTAAGCCGTTACGCACTAAGTTTTCAAGGGCGTTTGCTGCATCTGTTGCGCTGTATTTCGTCGTTGCTCCTAGCCGTTGCGCCTCGTCCTCCATTGCTTTAAATTCGCTCTTTGTGGCGTTGCTCACTGCTCGCACTCGTGCCATTGCGTCTTCGAACTTTCCGCCAGCTTCGAGGGCTTCACGCCCGAACGAGAAAGCACCGAACGACAAGCCTAAAGATCCTAACGTCGAAGTAATTTTACTCGTTAAGTTTTTAACGATATTTTGAGCCTCCGCTGCGCCTTTTTTAACCCCGTCGGTTAAAAGATTTAAGGCTATCGCAAAAGATAATTTTCCCATTTTATTTAATCCTTTTTATAGTTTAAAATTTCTGCCGCCATTCGCTTCTCTTCGTCTGTAATAGTTTCGTCTTTTCGCTCTTTTCCAACCTCCCAGGGGAATTCGATTAAATCTCTCATCGTTGTCTTTTTTTCAAGATGAGGCGATAGCTGTATAAAGTTCCAAAAGCGTTGCAACTCCATTTGCTCTCGGGTTCGTTTTTCTAAAGCCTCGATTAAAAAACCAACCTCGTAAAGTTCGCACTCATTCATCAGGTAGGAGAGGTTAATTCCTGAAAGCGCCAAACGGCCGACTATGTCTTTTACAAAAATCTCCTTTTGCTCTTTGCTTTTGCCTTCTGCCTTTTCAACCTCTGAAAGGGTTTCACGAAATTGCGCTAAATAAAGCAACTCTTTGCCTATATCTTCGAAAGCCTCACCTATTAAATCGGGATTCTCTTTCGTTAATTTTAGCACTTTTTCGAACGACATTTGAGCCTTTTCTCTCCTAGATTTTAAGCAATAGGAGAGGGCTATAGCATCGTCTAAATTTTCAGCGTCGAAGGAGTTAAAAGAGTGTTTCCTAAGCAACTCGAATTCGATTATTTTTTTAAGTGTAATTCTCATTTTTAAGGGTTTGATTTAATAAAAAAGTGGAGATTTTCACAAACCCCCACTAAAAATACTAAACAAAAAAAACTAAATAATAAGTAAAGATGAAACAATAAAACTACATTATATGATTTATGGCATTTAATTCTTTATTCCTTTGTATTTTAAGGCGTTACGAATGTGAGTTCGCCTGTGCCTTTTCCGCTCATCGAGAACTTAGCGAGGGAGCCTGCCTCAGAGCTAAGCTCAAGAGATTCGACATTTACAGAACCTTTAAAATAAGGCTTTGTGTCGTCTTTGTCGAACGAGTAGCCGTCGGCCTCGTTGCCCGCCTTCACTGCATCACCGAAACGGAACTCTAAAGGTTCCATGTTGTTAATTGCCTTCATGAAATTGCCGTAAGAAGCTGTATCAGCTTTATCGGTTAGAAGGCCTTCGGTTGAAATGCTGAAAGATTTTTTCGAAATAAAACCGCTCTCCCAATCACCACTCATCTTATTTGTAGTGTGTGTTATTTGTTGGTTGTGTGTGGGGGGTGTGTGTGGGGCGAGGCCGACTGGCTTGCCCCCCAAGAAAATGAAGAGCTGTCCTTTTTTAATATCACGATTTGAGGCATATTTGCCTGCTGCTGTTGGTGTTGCTGGTGCGCCCATTAATTTAAAATTTTAAAGTTACTATATATATAATAAGGTTTAGCTGTTTTAGGTAGCAAATAAATTTGCATAGGTGTTTTATTTTTCGTAACTTTGCAATGGCCTATTTTCATAGATAGGTTGTGAAGTTTATTTTACGGCGGTGGTATTTTTATAAATATCGCCGCTTTTATTTTGTCTTTTTGCGCTCAATTGTTAAATTATAGTTAAATTCTCATTTTCTTTAAAATTCTTGATTAAATAATTTGCATAATCAAGTTTAAAGTATTATCTTTGCAATGTAAAATAAAACAAACAACAAATAACAAATAAAACTTCACAACTATGGCAACAACAGAATTAAAAAACATCGCAAAAGAAAATCAACTCGAAGTAATTTTCCACGAAAACAAGTACGACCATGTTATCTCAGGTTTTAAAAATTACGACCAAGCAGTGGAATTTGCAGAGAAGTATGAAGGCGCGATGTGCGTGATAGATATGCCGTCTAATAATGAATTTTTTACCGAGTTCTATCTTATAGACGAAAAAACAGATTTTCATTTTTTTTCTGCCTTTATGAATGAGGAAATAGAAGAGGTAAAAGAGTATTTCTCACAAGGTGAATATATTAATTTTGATAACTCATCTGTTGAAGATTTTCAAGAAGTAGATATCGAGCAAACAAGTGAGTGGATGCAAGAAGAAGGAAAAAGCGAGAAAGAAATAGAAGAGTTTTTAAATGAAATGAACGATATTAAAAAGCAAATTGAAGAACTTGCAGATAATGAGATTATCGTAAAAAATACAAGACAAGGTAATTTTATCAAAATTATTGCAGGATTCGAAAAAGATTATTTCAATGAAAAGACAAACACGCTTACAAGATTAGCGGTAATGTTATAAAAACTAACGAGGGGCGAAAGCCCCTCTTACTAAAAAAAAATAAAGAAACGATATGAAAAGCAACGGACACGGAGGAAGGAGAGAAGGATCTGGACGAAAGTTCGCTCCCAAAGAAGAAAAGAAACATTCGCTACAAGTCTATTTGACTAAAGAAGAACTTGAAATTATCGACAAATTAGCAGAAGAAAAACAAGTTAGGAGGAGTGCTTTAGCTCGTGAAATCCTTATAAATGCACTTCGATTTGTTAAATTATAGTTAAAAACAAAAATAATAGAAAGATTTTGATTAAAAGATTTGCACAATCAAGATAAATATACTATCTTTGTAGTGTAATAATAAAACAAACATTAATAAATAAAACTTCACAACTATGACAACAAAAAACTTTAACATTTTCAAAACTGAAAATTGGCACACTTTAAAATTTGATGCACGCAAAGCAATGTTCAAAGGCATCACAAAAGAAGAGTTCAATGAAGCAAGCGAAAAAGCGTCAAGACGTTTCTCTCTAAAATTCGAGTTACACAGAAACGCAAACCAAGAACAAAAGAGAAGAGAGTTAATCGAGTTCTTCAAAAACGTTCCTTACACAAGTGAAGGCGAAGGCAATGAAGATTATCTTTACACACAAAGACCAACAGAAAAAGGCTACATTGCAATTTGTCAAGGTGAAAGAGGTAACAACGTTTACACAGAAGATAAACTACTTGTAAAATATTTAACTGCAAAATACAACAAGCATTTTAATAACTAATCAAAAACAAAAGGGGGCTTTAATAACCCCCTTTCAACATAAAACCCACAAAGCAAATGGAAAGATATTTATTGCAAAAATCTAAGGAGGCGGCAAATTGGTATGTCGCAACGGACACCCTTGCGGGGATTGTCGTTAAATTCGAAAAAGGCAAATTTAATGAAACCCAAAAAGCAACGATGTTAGAGGATTTAAACTTCCACAAAGACACGCCTACAAGGCTAGCAACTGCAATGAAAGATTTAACCGACTGGCTAATAAATAATCATTCAGACGTTTTACAAGATTAAAAAATATTTATAATAACGCAAAGAGGGGCTTTTGCCCCTCTTATCCGTTCAACGCTAAAGATGAGATTTCAAAAGTTAGCGTTTGGACGTATTTCGTGACGCCCGAATCGCCCCATCCTGTTATCGTCTCCTCGCCATCGACAAAGACAACGCTAGGACAAAAATCGGCATCTCGCAAAATGCCCCTTACACGTTCTAAAATTTCCAACCCTTTTGTATATTCGGTAGAAATAACATTAAGCAAAATGCTTGCTATTTCTTCATGTGCAAGCATGTTATTTCGATTTTCTTTATATTCTTGACGAGCCAAAACTATAAAGTCCCCGCTAGTGTCGAGGGGTGCGGCAATTGGAAAAATATTGCCTTTAACGAGTTTTTTTAATTTATCATCTTTCGATAATAATTCGTACACCGTTGTAGTTGCTGAAAGTGCGCTATACATAAGCTAAAATTTTAATTGTATTTTGCATATAATTCCGCTGAGGCTTTCTTTATCCCCTCCGCAACTAGCCTCAACGCTGCGGGCGTGTCCTCGTTTTTCGTGCGAGTCCAAAAGCGTTTTAACGAAGGCATCGCCCCCGTTTTTTTGCCCTTCGACGTTACACGAGGCTTCGAGCCTTCGTCGGCCGTTCGCACTTTAATGCCTTCACGCTTTGGGTCTTTCGCCTTTTTGGGCACGACAAAACCAACCAAAACGCCACTTTTCCGCTTTTTGAGTTTCACAGAAAACGCCTTTAGCATGTTGCCGCTAACGCCTTGAGGCCTTTTCATTGCCGCCCTTAAGCGCCTTTTTCCTCCCTCTTTTAGGAGCTTTCCGCCTGCCTTTAGCCCGCTTTCGATAGCCCTTTCTTTTCCTATTTTAGGGAGCCCCGAGAGAAACTGCTGAACGTGCTCAAAGCCTTGAACCCCCACTAAGCTAGAGAGTTTTTCCTCTTTCTTTTTGCTCATAGATTTTGTTTTTTGCCCGTAATAACGAAGGTTTGGTCCTGCGGTTTTTCGTCGATATTTACGATTTGGTAAAATTCATTTTGATACAAAAAAGTTAATTCCGAAGTTATTGCTTTGCTCTTTCGAACTTGCAAGTTAACTGTACTTCTTTGAAATTCTTCAAATGAATTCACCCCCATATCGCCGATAAATGCTTTTAGCCTGTGGCATCTTGTTCGAAGGACGCAAAGCCTTGCGGGTGTCGATTTTTCAAACCCGTTTGCCTTCTTTTGGGTTTTATAGAATTGCACCCATTCACGCAAAAGTCCTGCTCTCATACTATCGATATTTAATGTAGGGTTGTAGCAAAAAGCCCACAGAATAGGGGACAACGTGCGGAGCTGTGTAGCTCACTGGCTCACGATTTGAGTACAACCCTGCGGCAATTAATAACACTGAGACGAGCAAAGGAGAGGGCAAAACCCCTTCTACTTCCAACCCCTGCAAAGGCTGTTGTATGTAATTCTCGACGCTTTGCTCGGCTGCCATTAGCAACGCTTCCAAGTAGCTGTCATCGTCTGAAAAGTCGATATTAAGCTGCTTTTTGATTTGCGCTAGCGTTGCATATCTTGGCAAATTTATTCTACTTTTCCCGTTCTCGAAAAAAGTAGAGGGACGTCCGAATACTCGAACCGCCCCTCCAACCTTAAAAATAAACACTAAAGTACTATGATTAAAGAAGATAATTACTAATTATTCTTTAGGCTTGCTTAAGCAAACCAAACGCCTCTTTTCTGAGTGCCAACATGTCACAATCGACATTAAGAACGCACTCAATTACGTTTTTGCGGAGCACGGCTGCCGAGCTTGTATCGACGCCCAAAACCATGTCACCGAAGAAACCTAAAAGGTTATAGCTAAAAATTCCGTAACCTATTTCGGTGTCTTTAAGGTCGTTTGTGACATATACGGGGGTGCCGTCTATTCGGTTGTTCTCGTCGATGCAGAAACGTCCTGAGCCCTTATCGATAGGGGTGTCTTTAAGCTTGTAGTACATCGCTGTCGACATAACGAAAGCCGCTGTTCCGTCTAATTGAACGCCTGTCGCCTCGACACCTGCTTTAAGGTTGAGCAAGTCGGATCTTGTAACGCCCTTAGCTGCGGTATAGGTGAGGTTTGTTCCAGGCTGAACGAAAACGCCCGTCGGAGTTTTGCCTGCTGTGCCTAACTGGGTTGTGCTGAACATGGTTTTATTAAGCGTTCTTTGAGTTGCGAGGTTCATCTGCTTAAGCACAATTTCAGCAATTTTGCCCGCACTTTGGTTAATTGCTCTGCGTGAAATTGAGAAAGCAATGCTCAAACGCTTAGGATTTGGCGAAATGTGGCTAATATTTAGCTTCGAATCGCCTACCTCTGCGTTCTCATCCTCCCAAGATGCCTCTGCGCTGCCAATCACTGGGAAGTTCCACATACCTTCGATGCCGTGTTGAATATTGGTGCCTACCTTGCCGAAAATCAAACCCTTTTCTAGTGGCTCGATTAGGTCTTTAATCGTTACAGGTTGCACCGAAGCAACTGAGGCAGTGTCTTGCAAGTTCGCACGGGTTTCTAAACTTGCGGGAATTCGCAAGCCTTCTGCCGCTCTCAGCTCTGCAAATTCTTCGGGAATGCCGTTGCCCCCTAAAAATGAGCGCAAAGCCTCACCGAAGGCGTCTGCGGTTACACCGTTAGCGGGTTCGCTAGCGTTTGCGTTTTGCAACATTACGGTATTACGAAGTTGCAAAAGTTGCAACTCACTTTCAAGTCCTGAACGCTCTTCTTTTTCTGCGTCGGTCAAAGCTCTTTTTTCGGTTTCGAGAGCGTTTGCAAGTTCTTCGAATCTTGCACGGATTTCTGCAATGCGCTGAGCATTCTCTCTAAATTGCTTGCGCTCGTTTTGGCTTAAGTTGGTAAACATTTTTAATCTAATATTAAAATAAAAAATAACAAACTATGAAATTATAAGTTAGAGCGCAATTGCGCAATTTCTTCTCTTATTTGCTCGGCTTTTCTTAGCTCCTCTTCACTTGGTTGCTGAGGCTCTTTCGTGAAAACGCCAGGTTGTGAACGTTGCATAATTTCGCCTAGTTCTTTAGCGGCTTCGTCATTAGAACGAGCGCCCACAGAAGTGCCTAAATAAGCGGGATTTGCGACCATTGAAACGTCGTACAATCCTGTAAAACGCCTAATTGTGCGTACAATAGTGTCGCCTTCTTGTGAATATTTTACGCTATTTTCGTCGGTTTCGTCTGTTGCGAAGGCAAAAGAACTACCGAAAATATCGCCTCTTTCTATCATCTCGAGGGCGTATTTGCCGTCGGCTGTGTTTGGAGCAACAAAGCGGTATTTTAAACCCTTTGCATCTATCTCCAAAGTTAAAGAGCCTTTGCCAAATCGCGAGCGAGCGAGCATTCTCTTGCGGTCGTGCTCCAATAGGGCCACGACGTCCGAACTCCTTAAAAGTTCTTCATTAACTGCCTCGGGGGCGATGACCTCGACAACGTCACCCGTTGCACCACGCCACAAGACTTCTGAACGTTGATTAAAGACTATCGCGTAACCTTCAATCGTGCGAGAGTCGCCCTCCGTTCGCACAGAAGGAGACTCTGCAAAATTTCTAAACTGTATATTATTATCAACCATTAAAAGAACATCTATTTATAATTATTCGTCTTCGCCTGTTTTAGGTAGCACGTTTTTTGCCCCCGTTGGCTCTCCCTTTATCTTTGCGCTATCGAGCGGCGCAACGTTGCAAGATACCAAAGGAGTATCACCGCCCTCGACGGGTTCTTTTCCTTCTTTTCGCCTCCATTCGTTCACTGTATAAAGGCCTGTTTGTATCGTCTTTTCGATATATTCGGACTTCGTTTTTAGGTCTGTTTGGTAATAATCGTCGAGGCTGAACTGTATTTTTTGCAAGTTCTGCAATCTCTCGGGGATAAGCTTAACGGTGAACTCTAGCTCTATTCTTTTGAGCATTGGCGCAAGCGTATCGGTTAAAAAGGCTGTTTGAGAATTCTCCGAAGCCTTATAATTTGAAGTTTCGCTCATAAATACTTTATCGGGGTGCACTCCAAAGAAACGGCAAATCTCTAAAATATTTAAGTTTTTCGACTCCAATATTTTTAAGTCTGCGGGCGATAGCTGCATTTGCGTGTATTTCATCGTTCCAGGTAAAAACATGATCCTTTTACCGCTAAACATTTCTTTTTCCATTCTCTTCGAAACGTCCTCGAGTTGGTCATCTTGAGGAGCTCCAAAGCCTTTCGTTAGGGTGTCGTCGCCTGAGATTAAGCCTCTCGGGGTGCTGCCTTTTGCGAAGGTATCGGCTTGCTGCCTGTCGGTGCTTTGGCCTATCTTCAAAATTTGAGAAGCAAAATAAATAGTCGAAACCCCTGTATAACCACCGTCCAAACTAACGTTTTTAATATGGATAATCTCGTCGCTTCCGTAAGTTCCAACAACCCCGTTTAACGTGTCGGTGACGTTATATTTATCGTTTAACTTATCATAACTCACCGAACCAGGTGAAAGCAAAATTAATTCTTTCAGCCCCGCATCTTCGTAAACTGGTAAAACATAGCCGTTGCCGTGCAAAAGCGTTATACTAACGAGGTTCTTCATAAAGTCAAAAGCGTTCAAACGCTTATTTGGTCTAAGCGTTAGAAGGTTATAGAGCTTACTAAAATTATCAACTTTAAAGAAGCCCTTTAGTTTATTGCCTTGCCACTTGCGAGGGGTCAACGCCAAAGACGCAACTGTCCCCGAAACTATGTCAACGCATCTAAACACGGCGGCAATTTTCATTCCGAAGTCACCCACGTTTTCATCGCCTCCCCAGGTGTCGCCAACTGTTACAACATTGCTACTTCTGCGTTGAGGCTTTGAGCTGCTCGAACTTCTAAAAAAGTTCTTTATATTATCAATTAAATTCATAACGTTATATTTTTAACTTACTTTTCTTTCGTAATCGTTGAACTCCTTTAAGCTCATTAGCATTGTGATAACTCCGTCTATCTTTAAGTATCTACTTCGCTTTATGGGTTTTTTGTTCTCGAGTTTATCCTCGTCTAAAACGGCATTGTCAAAGCAAAAATAATTTATAGGATTGGGGTTAATTGTTAAAGCGAATTTTCTCGTCGCATATTCCCAAGACTCAACGGGCGAGGTGAAACTTGCGTAAGTCTGTTTTATCGGCTGCATGACTTTTGCCGCTCCGCTTGCACTCATCAAGTTTACAAAGTCTAAACTCTTATAGCTGTCGTAACCTATTTGCAATATCAAAAGATTTTTATTTCTTGCGATAATGTCGCCCGCTATTTGCGAATAGTCAATAACATTGCCTTTCGTTAAGTTCAAATGTCCTTCGGCTGCCCATTTTCTGTATAACTCCTCGTTGCGGTGTCCGTTTAGACACTCTTCGGGGAAATAATAATCGGTATGAAAGTGGAACTTTTTTTTATCAGAGAAATAAAGTCCATAGGTGACGGCTGAAAAGTCGTCTTTCACAGATAAGTCGACGGCAACCATTGTCGAAACTCTTTTGCCTATTTTGTCAATGTCGATACTTTGAGCGTGCATCTTCATCTCTTCACCTGTCAACCAAGGCTCTAAATTCGAAGGCACGAAGATATTTAAAAGCTTTGTTCTAAATGTCTTCATATCTTCTTTAGAAATGAGTGCTTTTTGCCACTCGTTTTCATAGAACTCGGGTTGCACTGTTACGCCTAGATGAGGCTGCACCTTTTTCCAAACTTCGGGGCTGCCTTCGTCGTCGCCCTCGTCGGGCATAAACAAGTGAGCGAAAATTCTGTCGTTTTCTATTTCGCCCAAAAGCACACGCTTATAATTTTCGAGCATTTCAACGAATGGAGATTCGCTTTTGTCGGACGCTGTCGTGATTGTCACGACTAAAGGATCAAGACGAGCACCCATAGAACTAGTTAATACGTTTTTCAGCTCTGCGCTATCAGCCTGCGAGTACTCATCTAAAATAACTAAAGAGGCATTCAACCCGTCTAACTTATCCGCTGAAGACGAAAGACATTGAACGCTCGACGACCTCTCTAGGTTTCCTATTATCTCGATTTTCTCACGATTGAGTTTGAACATTTTTAAACCAGGATCAAGACCTCGCAAAATTGCCTTTATTTCTTTAAAACAGATTTGTGCTTGATAGTAGCTATTTGCTGCGGTGTAAACTTCAGCGTTTGAATCACCGAATAACAAATCGTAAACCGCCAAAGATGCAACCGAAGTTGTCTTCGAAAATTTACGAGGAACGAACAACAACGCCTCACGGGTTAGACGTCTGCCGCTCTCCATATAAAAGCCCATTATGTTTGCAAACTGAAAAACTTGAACAGGTGTAAGTTTATAACTTTGGCGTCCGCTTAGCCCCGAGAACTTTAAGCACTCATAGAATTTTATAAAGAGCTGAACCTCGTTGGGTCTAAATTCGTATTTGTCTAAAAAGGTGAAGAAGCGCACAACCGCAAGAACCTCGAAGAGATTATGTCGTTCAGGGTTTTTACAAACCTCTGTAACATATTCCTCGAGGCGGGGGTCTATCTTTTTCAGCTTATAGCTTTTAATGCCTTTGTCTAAAATTTGATTTACCGCCCTTTCTTTTAGTTGTGTGCTTTCTTCGGGGGACAATATTTAAAGTATAAAGGAGGTGTATATTAAACGGCTTAAATCAAAAATAAAAGCCTTATTTTGTTTTTCTACTGCTTTTATTGCTTCCAAGTGTCGAAATTAAGCCCGCTAAACCGCTTGCCTCTGTCGAAGTGCTAATCTCATCAGAAGATAGCGAAGTTAATTTCAGTTCTCGCAAATACTTACGGACTACTTCGGCTTGTTTGATTTGCATGTCACAAAGCGGATTTGGTTTGCATCGTGCTTCGCCTCCGTCGGTTCTTTCTATAATTAGGAGGTCGTCGGATTTAAGCGCTTCTACTATTCGGGCATATTGCTTCATAGTAGTTGCACACATATGTATCGTTAATTCGAGTTCTTCTTTATAAGTTCCGAGCAACTGCAAAGACCCTCGAATGGCGTCGGCAAATTTATCGACGTCCATCGTTGCATATTGCGCATTTTTCTTCTTTTTTATAGTTGCCATTTTTAGAAATTCGTCTTTTATAATATACCTTTAAAAACGGGTTTAGGGTACCAAAGGGCAACCCAGTTGCAAAAAATACCCCCTAAACGTTCGAAGGGGGCTGATTGGGTTTAGGGCATACCCCTCTAACCTAAAAAAGCACCCCCCCCCTTTAACCTTTTCTACCTTTCAAAACCGACACCCCTAAAACCTTCTTTTACTCCTGGAGTGAGACAAACCAATGGAACTATAACGTAAAAATAGTATCGTTCCATTGTTCCTCCTATGATTATCAACGAGTTATGGCAAGCGGAATAAGTGGAACAATAAAAACCTATAAAGTTATAAATATGTATTTTATAAATTTCTATTTTAACACTATGTTAAATACCTATATTTTTAAAAGTGTTATTTTTTAAATCCATAAGGTTTTTATTGTTCCAATTGTTCCAACCTTTGCAACTTATTGATAATTATAGTAATTGTATGGAACAATAATTTTTATTTTAGTGTTCCATCTGTTCCATCTGTTCCACTCTTTTTGCTAAACCCTTTCAAATCCTTACAAAATAGGTGCGTTTTACTTCTAAAATGTAATAAAGATATTTTTACGTTTGTTTGCAGTTGGTTAACACTGTTGTTAACCATTGACATTTAGTTAACGTCGGGTTGGTCTTTAACAAATAGGGGCGTATAAATTTGTTAAACATTAAAAGTTATCAAATAAAGTAAAACGTAAAAGTTAAAACTATTGCTACACCTACAAAAATGGTATTTGATTTTGTTTAACTTGCGGGGTCGGTTTTAACATTTAATCCAAGTACGATCTTATGAACCTCTCTGTCTTCCTTTTGTTATTGTTCCGCTGTGCCTCCTTTGAGTGAGACGATAGCTCCTTATGTATTTGTGTGTGACAATCGGAGCACAACGCCATTAAGTTTGTAGGGTTGTAAGCCCTCGCCCTCATTGCGTCTAATGTCGTTGCCCATTCGATAGGGTTAATGTGGTGAACGTCTGTTGCTGGTGTGTACTTGTCCGCCTCTTTGCATCTCTCACAAAGAGGGTGCTGTTGTAAATAGCAAAAGCGCAACCTTCTCCAGGTTACGCTATTAAGTAATTTACGATAGTGTGGGTTACTTCGTTTATAGTTCATAATATTATCTTTCGTTTCGTGTTCTAATGCTGTGAGCGAATTGCTCGCCTTGTGGTATCATGTCGTTATCCTCCACGCAATGAAAACCGAGTTCTCGAGTTAACTCGAATAGGTCTAGCTCTTCGCCTGGTGCTGCGTCTCGTTCATCTACGAAACGGCCTTTCCATCCGTATTTTTGAAGTCGAAGGCTCGCTAACTTTCGTAAGGCTTTGAGGCTATCTTCTTTAAGTGTGAAAAGGTTTGCAATTTCGACGGGCATTTCCTCCGCTATGCATCCTCGTTCAGCGTCGTAAGCTCTTAGAAAAGCATAGACTAAATAATATAAAAGAGAGTAGAGCGATTTGAAATGATATTGCTCCGCTATCTCTTTGAGCTTGTTGTAATCTCTTTCGGTGATCCTCGCTTTAAGCTGTCTTGATAATTTGGCTTCTTTGCTTTTGCTCATGTCTATAAGTTTTTAGAATGTTATTATAAATATCGGTTAATTCTCGCTTTGACTGCTTGCATTAAACTTTCTTGTGTTTTGTCCTTTTTATTGAGGGAGTTAACGACTTCCTCGTCGATTGTTCCTTTACTTATGAGGTGATAAATCTTTACGGGTTTCGTTTGCCCTTGTCTGTGAAGTCTTGCGTTAGCTTGCTGGTAGAGCTCTAAGGACCACGTTAGCCCATACCAAACGATGATGTTCCCGCCGTGTTGAAGGTTGAGGCCGTGCCCCACGCTTGCGGGATGCGCTATCGCTATATCTATCTCGCCTTTGTTCCACGCCTCTATCGTGTCTACTCCGTCGAGCTTTACGACCTTTAAGCCCTTGAAGTGTTCTATAATTCTACGCTCCTCGTGCTTGAAAGCGTAAAAGAGCAATATCGGTTCGCCGTTTGCAGCCTCGACAATATCCTCGAGGGCCTCGAGTTTTTTAGAGTGGATAAGATGCGCGTTGCGCTCTTCATCGTAAACTGCGCCACCACTAAACTGCAGTAGTTTGTTAGATAGGGCCGCGGCCGACGCTGCTGTTATCGTTTCGCTGTCATCTGCAAATAACTCGAGCACACAATCACGTTCGAACTTATCGTAAGACTTTTTAAATTTGCCTAGGTCCACTTTTTCGAAGTAGTCTAAGCGTGCGGGTAGTTGCAAATAGTCTTCGGCTTTCATTGAAATACAAATATCACTTATTAGGCTATTTATCTTATTTTGCGAACCTTCTCTCAAGTCATAGCGAAAGACGATGTCGCCTCGACCTATCGAAGAGAAATAAGCCTCTCTATATCTTGTAATAAATTTGCCTAAGCGTTCGCCCATGTCTATAAGATACATTTGCGCCCACAAATCAATATAGCCGTTGGGTGCGGGCGTACCTGTTAGGCCTACTACTCGAGAGATAAAAGGGCGAACGGATTTTAAGGCCTTCCACCTTGTGGACTTCGAAGACTTGAAAGACGAAAGCTCGTCGATAACAACCATATCGAAAAAACGATTATGAAATAAATATCCGTGAGTAGCGACTAGCCAAGCTACATTCTCACGATTTATTATGTAAATATCTGCGTTTGCAGCTAACGCCTCATTGCGCTTTTTCTCACTGCCTAAAACCTTCGATATTTTTAGGTCTTTTAGGTGCTCCCATTTTTCGCACTCGTCCGCCCATGTATGTTCAGCAACTCGAAGGGGTGCAATTACTAAAACTTTCACAACCTCGAAAGAGTAGTTAATTAGTCTATTGATAGCGGTGAGGGTTGAAATAGTTTTGCCCAAACCCATATCAAGGAGCAAACTTGAATAGGGGTTTTTAATTATATGTTCGACGGCTGTTTTTTGATAGCCATGCAAATTACTTTCGTTCATCTGTTATAAAATTTATTATCTGTTCAATGTCTTGCGGAGTGTAAACTATAAAGGTTTTTGCCCCTAAACTCTCGAGCTTTTTTATTTCAACTACTTGCCTCGGTGAAAGCCTGCCTCCCGTGCTTTTAATCTCCGCAAAGCAAAAACGACCTTTAAAGATGATCATACGATCGGGCACTCCTGTGCAATTGGGAGAGGTAAATTTGTACGCCTTCCCACCAATCTCTTTAAGTCGTTTTTGCAAATTGCGTTCGAGGACTTTTTCGCTGTGGATTATTTTAACCCCCATAACTCTAGGCCTTTCGTTCCACGTCTTTTGCAGTAAATTCCGAACTCTTCGAAATGCGTTTCAAAGCGGAGGGCAATACCGTTTAAAATTTTGTAGTATTGAAAGAAAGCCGAACGCCTAACGATGAGGCGGCAAAGTGCTTTCATATCTTTGCAGCGTTTTACCAAAGCTTTTGTATAGTTGAAAGCATCTTCGACGCCTTCGTAGCCTCGTGCTTTTTTACAATCTCTATTATCTCGCAAATATGTAATTGATTTTACAATTTCATTGCGTAACTTCTTGAATTCTCTCTCTGTAATCATAACTTAAAAAATGTCCTCGTTAGCTGTCATGTAAGTTGTGTAGGCTGGCTTTGGCTCTTTTTCGATTCTTTCGAAAGTGCGTTGACGCCCGTAAATACTACCACGAATATTGCCTATATATCGCCACCCGCTCATCTTCTTTAAGATAGCGTTAACCGCTCTCGTCTTATAGCGGGCTTTGTCGTCAATTCTTTCGCCAAAGCATTCGCTAAGAATTTCTACCGCTGTTATTCGTGTGCGTTGTAGGCTTGCTTCTTCTCTTAGAGTGTCGCCTTCTTGTAAGAACCAAATACGGCGCTCTGTTATCGTCTTTTCTTCCCACGATTGGGGCAAACGCTTTTCGAGGAATTCTTCGATAAGGCCCTCGCGCTCGTCGACTTCTTCGTGTTCCTTTTGGCGGTTGCGTGCCTTTTGCTCGAGTTCTTTAGGTAGATAAAGCTCTTCGCCTTCGTCGTAATATTTTTTAGCCTCCGCCCAAATTTGCAAAACCTCTTCACTTGTGAGATCTGTGTACATGCTTTTTGAGGGTAGTGTTTCGCCTACGTTGATAATCCAAAAACGGCGGTTACCCGTATCACCTTTTAAAAAATTGTATTCGTTAGTCGTTGCAAAAAATACGCACTGACGGGGGAAAATTTCAACCTTTCGGCCGTAAGCGGGTCTAAACTGGTCCTCGCACTTTGATATAAAAGCCTTCATAGTTTCGACGTCTGCTTTCTTATATACAGAGAGCTCGCCTAATTCTATGAGCCACGCCCTTTGTAGCTGCTCCATGCCTTTTTGCCCCTCGACGCCTATAAACGAATCGCTAAACCATTTGCCGCCTAACTTCGCTAATATCGTCGATTTTCCTATACCTTCAGAGCCTACGAGGGTTAAGACATAATCAAATTTTACTCCAGGGTTAAAGACACGAGCAACGCAAGCGACGAACGCCTTGCGGGTTATTGCTCTATTTAGCTCGCTATCTTCTGCGCCTAAATAATCTATCAAAAGCGTTTCAACTCGTTTTTTGCCGTCCCATTTCGCTGTATTTACGAACTCCTGTATAGGGTGAAAAGAGTGTTTAAGCATCACCATATCAAAAGCGTCTTGCGTGTTTTGGATAGACGCTTTTAAGTTATAAGGACTACCGTTTAGATAGTTTCTTAAGCAAGCGTCGTCGGTGTTCGTCCAAAAGCTTTCGTAATAGTTTTTAATCTTTCGCCATGGGAGGCTGCCATTTACGCAAGCCTGATTAGCAAATAAATCAAATCTTATTTTACCCTTTAATAGAGGGTCTTTTTCGATAATTGTACGATAGTTTTTAAGCGTTGGTAGAACTATTCCTCTGTCGCTAACTTCGAGTTGCGTTAAAAGTTCCGCTCTGTCTTTGGCAATGCTTTTAGGCTTTTCTTTGCTTTGCTCTTGTGTAGTGTCTTCGCTAAACTCTTGCGCTGCTGCCTCCGCTAATTCTTCTTGCTCGGCTGCTCTTTCTGCCGCCCATGTAGCTTTCACGTTTTCGTCGCTTTTGCAAAGATCCGCCATAGCTTTAAACGAGGGTTTGTCGGTTGCCTTCGTTGTTTCGCTAGCCTCATCGTCTCGACTTCCGAAGAGGTGAACTCTAACGAGGTCGAAAGCGTTGCGGAGATGTCCGCTTGCGGGGTCGGTGCTGTGGTTTGAAAAGGCAAAAAGCCCATTTTCGTAAACTACTAAGCCGTTAGAAGTTGAACCCTTTAGATAGGTATAGCGTGTAGAGCTTTCTTGCTTGTATATTTCAGAGAGAAAAGCGTCTATCGCTTCGCCTATTGTGTAAGTGCGGCAAAAAACGCCTACCCAACCGTCTTTTTTAAGTGGGTTTTCTTGCTTACTTACTTCTCGCTTTATTTCAGCGTGGACACGAGAAGAATAAGCCCACTCGCTGCGGTCTTGCCACCTTCTGTAATTCTCCTTAAGAATTGCTTTCCCGTCTAGCCATTGGCCTTCTTGATACTCGAAAATATATTCACCGTCTGAAGGGGTAGAGGGGTAATACATAAATCGGGCGGGCTGAAAGGTCGTGTCGTCAAATTGATTTATACCGCAACAACTTGCGACATAACGAGATATTGCCTCATATTCCTCGGGTGTGACTTCCTCCTTTAAAGGTATTAAAAGCCTTAAGCGAGGTTTCTCTGGCGTGTGTTTGTGTGTAGAATAAACGGCTGCCGCACAATCGAAGAGCATGCAAAAGTTGTCCCACAAATCCCCCTTGCCCTCGTCGATGTCTAGTGTAATTAATTGGCGAGCTAAAACGCTGTTGTTGCCACGTTTGCCGCCTATCAAATAACCGCCAAAGAACCCGCCAACGTCTTTAATATTGTCTTGCTCGTTCTTCTTAAGTGCTAAAAACTGCTTAATTGTTTCGCCTGTGCGTGTGGTTTTTGAAAGCTTATTTAAAAGCTCTTGCCAGGACGTTTCGCCATTGCGCCACGTTTTAGTAAATCGAGTCGCGGCCGTTGCAATTTGCAATTTGCCGTTATATTGTAATTCAATCATAGCTCTTTTAATCTTTTAAATAATAAGGGGTTGTATATCCTTCGCCCTTAAGGGGCAAATCGGGGGCAAAACTTATAGGCGTTGCAAAGATTCTTTTTATCTCACTTAAAGCCTTTGCGCTCTCACTTGCGGGAACTTCTGCGATAATTTCGTCGTGAACGTGAAAACTAATATTATAGCCTTTTTCTACAACTCTCAAAATCGTTTCACCGAGACAATCTCGTGCAATTGCTTGTACAATATTTTCGACTAATTTGCCCCCGTACGTCTCTGTTTCTTGCCATTGGCGCGTGGTTTGGTTTTGCGACATGTAGCAAATTGTATTATCGACTATTTTCGCGAGTGGATAAGAGAGCAAACGCCCTGAAGGTAATTTGATTTGCAAAATACCGCTAATCATTCTAAATATTAAACCACCTTGCTTTAGCTTAATAACTCTATTGTATAAGATAGCTTCTTTAGCTGCTTTTTCTACACTTCTCCAAAGCTTTACGATGTTAGGCGAGGCATTTCGCCAACCGCTTATAATTTGATTTATTTCGGGGTCGCTCAAACCCATTTTATCCGCTCCCATGCTTTTAAAGGCGTTTAAGCCTCCTTCATAACCGAGAGCAAGTTCAGCGATTTTGCCTTTTTGTCTTAAGGGAGAGTCGTGTGTTATCGTCTCTTCGTCAACGCCAAACATGCGGGCCGCTGACGCTTCGTAAATTCGTCCATTGCCTTTAAACACTTTTAAACGCCATTCTTCTCCTGCTAGCCATGCAAGAACTCTCGCCTCGATTGCTGAAAAGTCACACACGCAAAAAGTATAATTTTCTTTTGCTACGAAAGCCGTACGAATAAGTTGCGAAAGGATGTCCGCAACGTCTCCGAAGGTAAGCTCCAACATTTCAAAATCGTTCTTTTTAACTAGCTCCCTTGCTAGGGCTAAATCTTTCGAGGAGTTTCGAGGTAGATTGTGAACTTGAACGATTCTGCCCGCCCATCGCCCCGTCTTTGCTCCGTAAAATTGTAGTAAGTCATGTAGTTTATCACCTGTGCAAACTGCTTTAATCATTGCCTCGTATTTTTTTACCGACGTCTTTGCGCTCATCGAGCGAAGTTCTAAAACTCTTTGCACTTCTTTACTTGCTCCTTTTGCAAGTTCTTTAGCGTCGTCTTTTGCAAGGCTTTGAATTGTTCTTCCTAATTTATTAGATAGCCATTGCTTTAGCTGTGTGGGTGAGTTCGGGTTGTCGAGATTGGTTATTTCTTTCATCTCCTCGAAGATCTCGTCTTGCGCTTCGTCATTCATTTGTATAGCGTTCTTCGCAAGTTCTATATCGACGCTCACGCCCTCGTCGTGCATCTTTTGGTCGAAAACGTACAACGCACGTTCGAAAGGTGTAACGGGGTTTAATTTATCATTGCAAAGCTTCCTTTGTATAGCGAGTTCGACCTCTACATCTCGAACGCAATAGCGTTTAAACGCCTCCCACTTCTCGGGGGCGTGTTCGGGTAGGTTTCGAGTTCTTCCTCCGTTGGTTTTAGTTGGTTTGCATGGAATGGAGAAATATCTTATTAGTTCTTTGCCTTCTTTTAGCTTCTTATTTTTAAGCTTTAAAACCTCACCGCAATTATCTAGCGAGGCGGGCAAACCGAGCATTAAAGCTCTCACCTGTGTACATTGCCATTGCTCGGGGTCTAAGGTTTCACCCAAAAACTTACCAATGCAAACACGCTCGAAAGCCGCGTTATAGGCTGTTTTAATTACGCTTTTATCTGTTATCGCTTTTAGTATCTTTTCGGGGATTTCTTCGCCTTGTGCTAAGTCTACTATTTGAACTTTGCCTCCGTCGCAAGAATAAGCAAAAAGTAAAATTTCGAAGTTAGGCGTATCTGTATAATTATGAATTCCGTTGGTAATGTCGTTATCTGAGAATGTCTCGATGTCGATTGATAAAACCTTGATAGGTTCGTCGCTGTTTAAAATTCGATAGCCTTCTATATCTCTTAAAACCTTATCGACTGCGAAGGCAAAATCGTAAGAAGTTGCGAAAAGGTAAAAAGTTCTTTCTATCGCTTCGCCATTTTCTCCACCCTCATAGGTATAGCGTTTTTCAGTGTGTACAAAACCTATCTTATTTTTTGTAACATTGCATAACGAACGTGCGCTAATGAATAACCTTTCGTCTACTTCTTGCAACATCGTGGGCTTTGCAAAATCAAAACCCGCAAGTATTAGAGCCTCCGTAAGTATTGCAAGCTCGTGGCAAATAGGATTACCAAAATCGAAGGCGGTTAAAAATACATTTTCGGCTATTTTAAAATAGACATCTCTGCTATACTTTAGTTGGAATTCTCTGAGGTTCATAAGGCAAAAGGGATTAAAAGCGTGAGGGGCAAAAACCCCTCACTACATAGTTTAGTAAAGAAAACAACGGATTATTTTTACTTATTAAAGTGTATCTCTAATTAAATTAAAACTTTAAAATATTATTACTCTCTATTTTTAGAACATGTCATCGTCTGCGGGTGCTTCTTCGTCGATGTCCATGTCCGCGAACTCTGCCTCAGCACTAGAACGCCCGCCTAAAGGCTCACCATCTGCAACTTTTAGAACGTTGTTCAAACCTGCGGCAATTCCTTTATTTCCGCTAGTGTTGTAGGCGTAAAAGTTTACACTTGCATACACATAGCAACCGCTATACATCTCTTCTTCGTCTTCGAGGTTTTCGATGATATTTTGCTTTTTGCCGTCTACCATTTTAGTGCCTTTAAACACGCTAACGCCTGGCTTTGTCTTGCAAGATGCGTTAATGAAATAAGCACCTTTGTAGGCTTCGTCGTCGGGGCGTTCTTCGTCTCCATCTCTCAAAGGAGTTTTTATTCTCTCGAGTTTTGCGTTAGCTCCTAAGGTTGTTTTGCCATAGTCGAAAGCGTTTTTAATAGCTTGCTCGATTTGCGCAATTAAAGCCTTATTCTCCTTTGGAATAATCAAAGAAATTGAATACTTTGGCTCAGCTCCTTCCACGCCTTTAGGGTGGAACACGCTAACGTAACTTGCTCGGGCTTTGCCGATTTTAACTCTTGTCATCAATTGACCATTTTCCATGTGTTTAAAATTTAAAAAATTAATAATTATACTTCTATATCTGTGTCATTGAATTCATTCTCCGAAGTTGCAGCGGGGCGAGGATCGTCGACGCTAACGAGCTGTAAGGCACCTGCGGGCTTTATGGTGTAAGGCGCAACGAGCTCGGTAAAGGCTTTTTTGCCTAATAGCTTTTGCATAGCCGTAAGCGTTATTAATTTGCTTTCGTGTAGCTGCTCTTTCGTGTAGCCGTTAGCTGTTAAAACACTCACTACCTCGTCGGGGTTAGCTATTTTTCGAACTGAACGCCCTTCAACGAGCTTTAAGCCCTCGAAAGTTTCGCCTTCTTTTGCTCTTTCGGTGACTTCTTTCACAACTGCGTTAAGCCATGCAATTATTTGAGGGGCTTTGAGAACTATCTCGGCTTGCTCTTTTGGGGTTAAAAGCTCTTTTTGTTTTAGCTCCTCGACCTTTCCGAGCTCTCTGCCTTGTTCTGCGCAACTTGTTTTCGCTTTGCAAAAGCCGCACCAAGCTCCGCAACTCTGTTCGCCTTCGCCTTTGAACGCTTTCGCCGCTAAGGGTTTCAAATAATCTTCGCCCCATTGCTTTAGCTCCTCGACGCTCATCGTGAACGAGCTTATATTACTCATACGAGGCTGGTAAATCGTCATCGTAACGCTTTCAAAGCTGTAAAGCATTTCATAAGCTTGAATATTTGCAAGAGCGTATATCATCATTTGAGCGTTATTAATTGCGCTCACCTTGACGCCTTGCCCGAATTTTAAGTCGATAATCTCGAGAGCTGTGTCGCTTATGATAGCGGCGTCGGTTGTGCCGAACATTTCTTCACCGTAATAACTTGCGTTTAGTTTCTTCTCGATTTGTAGAATCGTGTCGGGCGTTTTTATTCTTGCGTCGATTAACTTTTCGCAAACAAATTGGGCATAATCTTCGCAATAATTCAGCATTTCGGGGGTTACAACTTCGTCAAAAAACGCTTTTTCTATTCCTTCGCTTTCGAGCTTTTTGAGAATAGCGTTAAGGTTTGTCTTTTTAAGCGGCTTTAAAACTCCGTCGTCTTTCGCTTCGTTGAGGCGTGTTGCCGCTATCTCGTGAGCGATTGTCCCTTCTTGCGCTGCCTCGCTTGCTTCGTCTTCGAACATTTCTTCAAGCCTCACCGAAGGCGTGCATCTCGTCCAACGATGAGCACTTGAAGGAGAAAGGCGTGCGTGTGTTTTTTCTTCTACTTTTCCCATAGTTAAAAAGGTGCGGGCAATTCGTTAGCTATTTTTTCGAGGGCTTTGTACACCTCTGTATAGCGTTCTTCTTCTATCTCGGTTATCTTCTTAACGCCTAATGTGTTGAGCAACTCTCGAATTTTTTCTCGTCCGCCCGCCTCAGCTATCGAGGTGAAGATTTGCCTTAAGTCCGATAGCGTTGTGGGTGCTGCTTGCTCTTGCTCTGTGGTTTCGGGTGCTTTTGGCTCTTCAACTGCTTGCGCTGTTACTTGCTTTACTTCTTTCTTTTGTTTTGGCTCTGCCGTTGCTACGGCTTTAAACCCGCTAAGGCTGCTTAAAAAGCCTTTTACCATTTCGAGGGTTTCCTCGGTAAGGTTTAAATTAATCGTTAATTCCATATCTTTTGTATTTTAGTTTTTATTATACTTTCAATCTCTTTTCAAAAATCGCCTTGATAGCTTTTGCATCTTCTTCGGCTTGCTCTCGTTCTTCGGGGAGATAATAATTGCCTAAGTTGTAACTGTCGTCGTCGCGGGGAGCTCCTGCTTCAACTGTTTCACGAACTTCGCAATAACTATTTATAAATAAGAAAGTTTCGCCCTCTTTCGCTCTCCTCCTTATCTTCTCCATTGTTTTGGTTTCTGCATTCCACCGCAAACCCTTTGCTTTTAGTTCGTCGAAGAAAGCTTGTTTTTCTTCCTCGGTAGCGTGGCGGAAAGCAGACACTGCCCAGTTAAAATTATCTAAATCTAAATTATTGTAGTAGCAAGAGAATTTCTCGTTATCCTCAAGACTATAATTTTTAAAAATAAGTATTCTATCTGTTTGTGTTGAGTGCAAAATATCACCGTCTTTGAACTCCGCTTGTTCTCTCTTTTCAATAACAATTAAATCGTCTTCAATAGTTGCTTTGCAACCTGTTGGGATTGTAATTTTATCGCCTGCGCTTAGTTTTATTTCCATATCTATAAATCTCCTTTATTATTTATTATTAAGATGCTCAATCACCTCTCTCAGCTTCTCATTCTCTTCTGTGAGATCCTTGTTTTCTTTTTTGAGAAACTTGTTCTCGACTACTAAGTTTACAACCTCGGCAGTGAGGTCTATAATTTTTTCTTGGAGTGCGTCCATAATTGTATATTGTTTTTTTACTTGTTAAAATAATCGTTTTTCGGAGTGTCTTTGCTCTTTTCCCAAGATGAAATCGTGTATAAAATTTCTTGCGTAATCCTTTGAAATCATCGACCTCTCCATTGAGCAAACTCCAGCTTCTTTCGAGCCTCTTGAGGACATAATTGTCTTCTTTTGCTTGTCATTTTGGTAACTTCTTCCAAACGTTGGGATGCAATTAAAAAACCAATACGAGGTAGGTTTCACATAATAATCGCCTCTTAGCATTCTATTCCTGTCGATAATCGTCGGACGTGGAAAATTTTGCCCCGTTGTGAGGTAATTTGGCTCGGTAGCGGGGTTTTCGATAATCAATCTTAGCCCTAGCATTTCGCACACCCCTACAAGCTTATAAAGCAAAATATGAAACTTTGTGCGCTCTTTAATTCTTTCGATAGTTAACTCTATCTTTTCACACGTTGTCTTAGCTCTGTAATTTACGCTAGCTAACGAGTAATAGGTTTGCTGCATCGTTTCGAAATAGATACAAGGAAAGAAAGCTAATATTAAATCATCTTTGCTTATATTATCAAAAACGCTTGCCTCTCTGTTGTATGCCTTTTCAATTTCAGCAAATAAATCTATCACTTTGTTTGTTTCGCCGAACTCGTTTTGTATGTCGTAATCTTCCGCCTCAAAACCAAGCTTTTTAAACTCATTTTTAAACGTTCCAGACTGTTCGAAAAAGCAATGTATTTTACCTTTTATATCCATCGTTTTATTTGTTTTCAATTTAAAACGAGCCCTATTTTCTCAAACCAGACTCGAAAACATTACTAATAAGTCAAAATGTATAAGAAAATATAAATGAGACTATCTGAATTGTATTCGCTTATTTGCTTCTACTTGAATTTGCTCGTTAGACATTTTCGTAAGCGTGACGCCTTCTTGATAAGAGTCTAAATCTTCTTTTGTGAAGTAGTTTCTTTTGCCCTTCTTAGTGTAAGGCAAAACGCCTAGGCTGCACATCCGTCTAACGGTGCTATTCTTTAGATTGAGATAGGCTGCTGCCTCTTCAACTGTGTAAAGTTCGCAAACTCCTTTAGCGGTGTTTTTTGCTGCTGCCTTTAAGGCGTTAATTTTATCCGTGAGCGAAGACACTTGTGAGGTGAGGCTTTCAACCGCTGAAAGTGTTTTATTTAAATTCGCTTCGATTATCGTAATTGCTTGCTCGATGTACATTGTTTTTACTCCTCTATTTCGTTTTTACTTATTTGGATTGCTCCAGCAAAGCGGACCAAAAGCACAAGGGTTATAAGGGTGCTTATGAACTCTAACGTTTTGCCGCCTTCTACAAATTGAATAGTTCTTAAGGCTTGCATAAAAATTGCAAAGAGTGTGATAACTCCTAGAGGTGTTAAACCTTTTGCCCATCTTAATTCGTTTCCGAAAATTTGCTTAAATGTTTTCATCGTTATTTATTTTTTTTTGTTCTTATTCTTTTGGGGTTCATACCTTTGCAAATCCTCCCGAGTTTCATTAAATCGGCTTCCTTTGGAAAACGTGCGTTTTTAGTTCTTTCGATTAAATCTAAATCGCTAACGCCTGCCGACCAACGTTCGCCCGTTTTAGGTGAGATGTACGTTACTTTCCAAATACCATAATTAGCATACTGAAAGGAGAAATTTCTTTGGTGAAAGGGTGAATCTAGGTCCATATTTCTTAAGGTCTTTTTATTGTAGGATTGAAATAAATCTCTTCCGTGAGGATTGCTTTATATCTTTTTAGTGCTACTTCTCTTATCATTTCGCCCGTTGTAGAATGACTTCGAAATGCTAAAGCGTCGTACACTGTTTTAATAGATACTTGAAAATCCCGGGCTAAGGCTCTTTTATTTTCAATCGACATTTTTATTATCTTTCTCTTTTTAGTTTGGCTCATTTTCTTTATCTTTGTAAATTATAAAAATTTTGTAACACGTTACAGACGTTTTACAGTTGCAAAAGTACACAAAAATATTTACCCTACAAACTTTGGGTAAATAAAAATGTGTATTTTAACGTTTATTAAATATACGGCTGTGAATAGTAATATTTTAGAGCTAAAAGAATACCTATCTCAAAAGGGGCTCAAACAAACGGAGATAGCTAAAAAATTAGATAGCACTAAGCAAAGAGTAAATAACTTGCTCGCTGGGCGTGCGCCTTTCGGTTTTGCGGAGGCACGAAAGTGGGAGGAGGCTTTTAATATTTCGGCTTTATGGCTTTTAACGGGCGAGGGCGAAATGCTAAAAGATAGCAAAGAAAGCGATAACGCTAGTTTTGTAGCTCCTTATCTCAAAGACGAGCTAATATATTTGCCGTTGTTTTCGGTGCCTGCTCTTGCCTCGTTTGCGGACAATCTTTCGCAACCTTCGGGGCTTCTTGAAACTTATCCCGTATATGTGGCGAAAGGGGAATCTTATACAAAGGATAGGCACATCGTTATAGAGGCAAAAGGCGAAAGCATGTCGCCAACTATTCAAAATAAAGCTATGATTTTGTGCGAAAAAGTCGAGCCCGAGCAATGGGATTACATCCAAAACGAAAAAATAATCGCTATTATCTACGATAATTCTTTCACGATAAAGAGAGTTTTAAGAAATAACTTAGCTACTGCAAATACTATAACGCTATCAGCGGATAACTCGAAATATGGAACGTTAGAGGTTTCTAGATGTGATATAAAAGGGATTTACAGAGCTATTAAGAAGGTAAGCGAATACTTATAGGAGTGTGCGAAATAACGCCCCTATATATAATAATGTGTAAACTTAATTTTTCAAAGATATGACAAATACAGAATTAGCAAGAACTTACTACCGAATTTTTAAAGGTCTAACGCTGCTATTTTTATTCATAGCGGCGCCCGTGTTTATCTTTTCTATCGTTATGCTTTTCTCAGTTTTTGGAGGCAATTCAGACGACGGGGCTATCGCGTTTTTCGCCCCTCTCGGTGCTTTCTTCGCTCTGTTACTCTCTGGTGGTTTTACTCTTGCCCTCTCTCTATACTTCGAGAGATATGTAAAAGAGAACGAAGAAAACGAAGACGAGTAACAACGGAGTAACAAAAGTAACGAGAAAATAACAAAATAAAGGCATTTAAAATAAAACGAGGGGCAAAGGTAAACGCCCCTCAAAGCCTTTTAAATAATGGATTTTAGTTGATTTAGTAGGATAACTTTAGAATAAAACTATTTTTGTAATTTAAAAATATAGTAATAGAACAATGAATTTAACTAGCATTGTAGGTAAAGCTTTTAAAAGTCGTCAGAAAGAATTGCTCCTTCATCAGCAAGGTGCAGTGGCTTTACAGCATAATGTGTTGCGAAATATACTTCAACAAGGACAAAATACAGAGTATGGAAGACGTCATAATCTTTCAAATGTAAATACTTATCAACAATTTGCTCAATCAGTTCCTCTAAATACTTACGAAGATTTAAAAGGCGATATCGATAGAATGCGTCAGGGAGAGAAAGATATTCTTTGGCCTGGAACAGTGCAATGGTATGCTAAATCATCGGGAACAACCAACGATAAAAGTAAATTTATTCCTGTTTCAAAGGCAGGTTTAAAGAATATTCATTATAAAGGTGGTTCAGATTGCGTTTCTCTTTATTTAGAAAACGTGCCTAGCAGCAGAATGTTTGATGGTAAAGGACTTATTCTTGGCGGTAGTCATAGTCCTAATTACAATGTAAAAAATAGCTTAGTTGGTGACTTAAGTGCTATCTTAATTGAGAATATTAATCCTTTAGTTAATTTTGTTCGTGTACCAAAGAAACAAACTGCTTTGCTAAGTGATTTCGAGGTGAAGCGTAAATTGATTGCTCTTGAAACATTAGGAAAGAATATTACGAATATTTCGGGAGTACCTTCGTGGATGC